TATCTGTCTCAGCCAGGCAGCACGAACGTCGTCAACCTCGGAACCAGTGTATCAGGACCGACACAGGGCTCTTTGCAAGGACAAGCGACGTATCTTACCCCTGGACAGACGGTGGTCATTACAGGGCTCGGCGTCTCGCGTGTTCCGCCCGCCGCCCCGGCGACAGGTATTACGGTTTACCCGACTTATGTTTTCGGCAAGGGCGCTTATGCGGTTGTTACACTTGATGAGCTCAAGGTTGAGTATCTTGACAAGCCGGAAAAAATCGACCCTGCGAACCAGCTTCGCATGGTCAGCTTCAAATACTACAACGGCTGCTTCATTAAGAACAACGCCTTTGCAATGCGTATTGAGTCGGCGAGCCAGTTCTCAATGACCTTCGGTTAATAGGAGCTGAGTGATGGCTACCACGACACAAATTTCGGCGGGTGGCACATCCACCACGACGGTCCTAAAGAAACTTCCCTGGGTTCCCTCGGCGTTCTCGCCGGGGGCAACCTCCGGCAATCAATGGCCTGCCGATCTGGCGCAGATGATGGCCTATGCTGACTCAGCAACCAAAGCGCAAACGACTGACTTCACGCAGCAGGTCACGACAGGGCAGCTAGGTATATATAACGCAGGGTCGCTGACGATCGATCCAGTGCCGCGCCTATCGAACGGCGTGATCTATTACGAAGGCCGGGGGCAGATTAAAATGCAGCCCGGTGATTTTCTCTATGTTGACCCAGTAACCGGATGGCCTATCGTCATCCCGGCATTTGTCAAAGCAGGCGGGAGTTTTATCTGATGGCTAAAAAACCAACGATGCCTATGAAGGGCGAGAAGGAAGAGATGCCCCCCAAGAAGATGATGGGCAAGGGCAAGAAGATGGGTAAAAAGGGGAAATAAATTGCCGAAGGGAATTAACGTCAACAAGCCGCGCGTGCCTGTTAAGCATCTCGATCTTCTGACCGAAGAGACGAAACAGAAAATCCGCGACGAGGCCAAACTGCAAGTTGAAAAGGAACAACGTGAAGCGGCGGCGAAAGCCTATCTGGAAGAGTGCAAAGAGACCGAGCGCTCTTTTACCGAGCCTGAGTTGCAGGATACTTTGGTCACGATTGATGTGCCAGGTTTCACGCAATATTGTATGGTTGATGGGCGCATGCTTGCGCAAGGCGAAAAGCGTGTTATGACGAAGGCCCAAGCACAGTCGATTTGGGAAGTTATGCAGGACGCTTGGCGGCATGAAAAGTCGAACGGCTGCCCGCATAACAAAGAGTATATGGCACCGCGTCAAGACAGCGTGTCGGCGGGCGGCGCTATTGGTGGCAACACAGGATCATCGTTCGGTCATGTGGCCAGGTTCTAGGATCAGACTTAAGAGGGATGTTATGTCAGAAGTCCATATTCCAGAGAGGACGGCTCCTAAAGAGCTGCCCCTCGTGATCTCGTTTACGCGGCCTATCGGTGATGGCGGCAGCATTCAGCTTCAAACCAACGTGGTGCAGACGGTGCCTCAGGATGAACTGGACGCGCTCATTGACAAGCTTCATCATGCTGGGCGGCGGATCGCGGCCCATGCGGCGCTCGAAGCAGCAAACAATCATTTGGATCAGGTGAATGTGAGCGAGTCCGCAAACATGGCACAGGTCCAAGCCTTGAATGCGTTGCCGGATCAGCAGGCAAGATTGACCGAGAACAAGAACAAGTTATCCGCCGCAAACCAAGAGATCGTCCAGGCAGGGGCGATCAGAGAAAAGATTCTGCACCGCATCGAAATGCTGTCGAGAGAACTCGAGTAAAGGATAGACGCCTTGGCTTTGACAGCACAACAGATCGTTACGCTTGCGTGCCAAAAAGCCAAGGTCCCTGGCATGGTTACGATGGCCGGGCAAATTCTCAACTCTATCCTGCTTGAGCTGGCGCAAGAGTACGACCTGGCTTGCAACCTATGGACGGTGGAGCTGGTCATATCGCCAAGCGGCGCGGGGCTCTATGGGGCGGGGCCTTATTCATTGCCAGCCAATTATCTTCGCATGGCGGTGGACGAGCTGACTTATGTCGTGGACTCGATCCCTTATCGCATGACGCAGCTCACACTTGCGCAGATGGACATTCAGATCAATGTCGCTGGCGACGCGAGCTACCCTAACCGGTTCGCGACGGATGTCTCTGTCAATAACACGACACCGCTGCTCTATGTCTATCCGCCGCCTTTGTTTAATATCACACTACAATTGCGTTATTATGGTACGCAACCTGACATAACCACGCCAGAGACATCGAGCACGATACCCTGGTTTCCTTGTCAGAATTACCTTAACGCGCGGTTGCTGGGGGAGCTCTATAGCATCAACTCCAAGATCGAGCTGGCGTCGCAGTACCTCGGAGATGGGCCGCTTGGCGCAGCGGGTATCCTGCGCAGATGGCTCCAGCTGCAGGGCGACAAAGAGATGACGGGCGATAGTGTTATTCTAGACGAGCGCTATTTCTCTGCCGGTGGTCAGAGTTTCCCGCCTAGTAAAATAACGGGGGGCATTTGATACCTCCGCAGTCCGGCCGGTCGATCCTGCATATTACGCCGCACTCTTGTGCGGATAATTTTTATTCTGAGATCGACGGCAGCCCGTCATGGATGGCACAGCTCAGTAATCTTGTGCCTTCCATATCATCGATCGATGAATGGGTGCCGCGTCCTGCGGCAACTCTGTTCGCGAACTCCAACACAAAGTCGCCGGGATTTGTGTCGTGCTTCACGATTGTCGGCACGCGTGTCTATGGGCTAATCTCTGACAACAACGGGACGCCTGGCTATGACCAGCCATTCTGTTACGATCTGCTTGGCGGCGCATTTCTTCCAATCCAAGGGATAACGATCAATAACCTGCCGCTCAGCCCTCCGACGACAGGGGCCTGGCAGCCGCCGCATGCGGAGCTTGTCGGCGTCTATGTTATTCTGACGAGCACAGGGTACTCAGGCACAGGGTCCAATTTCTTTGGCGCGATCAATATCGCAAACCCTTCAAACATGTCTTACAATTCCTATCAGCTCAACGTAGGGACCGGGGGCATTGTCCTGCCATCCGTTCCTGTATGGTGCAGCCAGTTCAATGGCAGGGCTTATTTTCTTTGCAACCCGACGACGGCCCAGCCAGCAGCCATCTTCACAGACGCCAATAACCCGCTGGGATTTTATGCTGGTACTACGGCTCTCTATGCAAACGCGCTGACGTTCGGCGGTAATTTCCAGCTCACTTGTTCCGGCACGGTCGCTTATACGAACCAGCTCGGCGGGCAGACGCAATCCCTGATCGTGTTTCAGGGCGCGAACAATATGCAGCAGATCACTGGCGATCCTTCCGCCACGATCTCAATCTCCACCACCTCCACGACAACCACAACGACGACCAATCCGGCGGCCTCCGGAGGGCTTGCAATCAATGCTTTGAACGTCGCGACGGGAACGCTGGCGCCGAACACGATCTGCCGGACTCCGCACGGGCTCGCCTTTGTCGCACCTGATGGGCTGCGGATCATTGATTTCTCAGGCCGCGTCGGTGATCCTGTTGGTTACGGAGGGCAGGGCATCTGCCTGCCGTTCTTTGCTTCGACCACGCCAAGCAGGATGGCGGCAGCCTGTAATGCCACTACCTTGCGGATAAGCACAATAAACGGCGCCGTCACGAACACTCCTCAACAAGAGTGGTGTTACGACATTGTTCGTAAAATATGGCATGGGCCGCACACGTTCCCAGTGTCTTTGATCTCTGCCTATGCAGCCTCGTTCGTCTGCACGCAGATCGGCGTGCTAGGTTTGTTCTCATCAGACATCGTACCGAACTCTGCCAGCTCTTACACGGAGAATGGGGCGCCAATGACCTGCACTTGGCAGTCAGGGTATTGCCCTGACAGGCCCAGCATATCGCAGTTGTCTTCTACCCGTGCGGTGTTCTACTCAGGATATGGCGCTGGTAACACAGTGCTGAACATATCGGCCATCGACGTTAATAACAATATCTTGACCGGCGGCTTTGTCTCGCTGTCCTTCTCCGCATCGGTTACAAACTGGGGACAGTTCGCCTGGGGGCATGCGATATGGCTTGGATCGGCGGCAGCCATATCAGCCGCGCAGGTCGATTGGACGGCGCCGCTTGTCTTTGATAGGGTGGCAATTCAAATAGCCACGACAGCTTCCGCAGGGCTGATACTCGGAGATTTCATGATGGAGATCGAAGAGGAGGATTACACGGTGCTATCGACATGAGAAGAACATCTTTCATCGTTGCCGCTATTATGATCTCCTCGGCTGCGCTTGGGCAATGGTTTCCCACGCCGCTGCCTTACACGATCACTAATTCACCAACTGTCGATCCCAATTCACATACAGAAGTTAATGCCAATTTCGCCTCTCTTATTTCTCAAGGGAATGCCGGACAGACGGCGCTGCTTGCCTCGATCACGAATTTAGGTCCTATCGGGCTGCCCTCCGGGGCAGTCGTCTTTTGCTATCCAAGTCATGGGGTGTGCCCTGCGGACGGATGCCCTACGGGATACCAGGTCGCTGACGGCACGAACGGCACCGCAGACACGCGTGGTGTTTATATAAGAGGTCTTGATACAGGAGGATCGGTCGATCCTGGCCGTTCCTTGGCGTCCTATCAAGGCGACACTTTTCAGCAGCACTCGCATGGCGCCATGGTCGTGTTCTCAAGTATTACGAGTTACACATCCCAAATGACATCCGCCGCCCCGAACGGGCAGATTATCGACGCCGAGTCGGCATCGGCATCGCCTGACACGACCGGCAGCATAACCAGTGGCGTTGCCGGTAATACCGAGACACGCCCGCAGACAGCGGTCCTGGTAGCATGCGAGGTGTTATGATCGTACTCAGACTCATTGCTTTGATAGGTCTGGCCGCGCTATCGTGGTACGTGTCGAGGCTTTATTCAGGGGCGGCCGTATCACCGGCCGAAGCGCAGGTAGTATATTACTCTTCGCCGCCGTACACGCTGGCGAACGGGACCACCGCAGACGCGACACAAGTGATGGCTAACTACAACCGTATTATATCAGATGGTAATACGGCCTATACGGCCTTCCTTGCTGAGATAGCCACTATCGGCGGAGTCGCTACGCCGTCCGGCGCGGTGGTCCCATTTAATTTATCGTCATGCCCAACAGGATGGATACCTTCCAACGGCTCGAACGGCACGAATGATTTGCGAGGCTATTTCGTTACTGAAAGTGTCGGGGACGTTTCTTATGGCACAGTCGCGCAAGATCAGCTCATCGACCATCAGCATCAAATATCAGGGAACTTCTTGGTGGGTAACGGGGCGAGTGCCAATTTCAGCAACTCGACTCCGCAAGAATATATCCCAAACGCTCCGTATAACATCGTAGGCGTAGGTAACGCTGACAGCGGAAATTACGGGTCTGAAACCAGGCCAAAGAACGTGGCTCTTTTATATTGTCAGAAAACATGATTAGGACTTTACTCGCTTCATTGATGCTTGCTGGGAGCTGCCAGGCACAGACATTTTCTTCGGTGCCTTTCACGTTTACTTATGGAACGCAAGCAAACGCTTCCCAAGTGCAGGCTGATTTCCAATCCATAGTGAACAACGGAAACGCTGTTGCCAATGCCATTCAGGCGCAGATCGCGGGTGTCACACCGCCGCCGTCAGGCGTCGAAATGTATTTCAATCTGTCATCTTGTCCGTCTGGCTGGGACCAGCTTTTCTATGGCACAGGCGTGTTCCTGCGCGGTTACGACGCTGGGCGAGGGCTTGATACGACGGGCACGCCCATAAGCGGAGACGAGTCAGCGGCGTTGCAAGATCATACGCACACGACTTCTCCTACCATCACGGCGACGAGCACTATAGGAGCACAGTTTTATGGCGGCAGCGGATCGGTCAATCGCGGATATATTACACAGTCCACGACGAGCAATCCCACGACGGGATCTGTTAGCGGGGCAAACATTGGCTCGACAGTAATACCAAAAACAGTGTATCTTATACACTGCTATAAGACGTGAGGGACCTATGGCTTCTATAAGTCAAAGCTATTCAGGCACAATCCTGCCAGGGTCTTCGACCTTAGGCGGGACTCCTATAGGTTCGCAGACGACCAATCCTTTTGCTTTTGCCCCCACAGGAGTCCTGGGAGGGACGGGTGCTTTTGGTATTACGACGCCGACACAGCAGGCGTCCACAGATCAAAGTGTCTTGAATGGCGCGTTAGGAGCTGCCGGTAATTTACAAAGTCAAGGCGCTGGGGCGCTTGCCGCGTCGCAAGCGGGCGCAGGTGCTCTGTACGGCCAGGCCAATAATCTGAGCCAGCTAGGTAATCAAATCAGCGGCGAGTTCAACGGCAACAGCCTGATGGCGAACAACGCCCTTCAACAAGGGTTCGATACGAACGGCGCGGCGCAAAGCGCGGCTCTTGCTGCGACACAAGACCAGGCGTCTGGCGCTCTGAATAATTCCGGGCTTGCGGGGACACCTTATGGGGCCAGTGTGATGGCAGGATCCGCAGGCAACTTCGAAAACAATTGGCAGACCCAACAGATCAATAGAGAGAACACTGCCGCGCAAACAGCGGAGGGACTGCAAGGACAAGAGCTGGCTGCGCAAGGCGAAGGCGGCAATCTCATCAACGCGGCGGGGCAGCTCGATCAAGGCGCGGTGTCCGACATCTTGGCAGGATACGGGCTCGACCAAGCCTCGA